CAAGATCCTGACCAAGAAGCACTTGGGCGCCCACGGACTGACCCCCGAGGAATACAGGGCCAAGCACGGCATGAAGAAGGGCGCGCCCCTGATCGCCAAGGGCCTGCAGCGCGAGCGGCGCAAAAAGATGAAGGACATGAAGCTGTGGGAGCGGCGCGGCCAGCAGGAAAAGGCCGAATAACATGCCTCAGGAGCGCATGTCGGCCGCTCAATACCGTGCCTTGCGCCTCGGGGAAAGCCACCCCGGGGCGCGGCCCGGTCCTGCTCGTCGTGCTCCGCATCAGGCCGGCAAGATGAACAAGCTCGAAGCGCAGTATGATCGCGAAGTGCTGCGACCCCGCCTGAGGGGTGGGGAATACCTTGACGTGCGTTTCGAGCCGTTCAAGCTGCGGTTGGCGGACAAGACTTTCTACAGCTTCGATTTCGTCGCGGTGCGACCGGAAGGCTTTGAAATCCACGAATGCAAGGGCTTCTGGGAAGATGACGCCCGCGTGAAGTGGAAGGTGGCAGCGGAGCAATTTTGGTGGTTCCGCTTCTTTGCGGCCAGGCTTGTCAAAGGCTCGTGGGAAGTTGAGGAATACCGGGGGTAGACTTGCAGCTTCTGCTTATCGGCGCGGACGCCATCGCCCAGGCCATCGGCGAGCCTCGCGACGCCATACGCAAACTGGTCGACAAGCAGGGCCTGCCCGCCTGGAAAAGCGGCTCCGGCCGGGGCACATGGCGCGCCCGGCCGGCCGATCTCGATGCCTGGTTGGAGCGCCAGCGCGATGCCAGATGCCCAAATCATTGCCTGGGCGCAGTCAAGGATTCCGCAGTCGCCCGCTCCAACGCCAGGCCATAGCGCGTCGCAGCCTCGGCAAACGCCGGATCGGTGTCGAGCCGTTGCAGCAGCATCCGCCTCCCCGCCTCTTCTCCATGCTGATCCAAGCAGTTGAACACGTATGCAATCAATTCCGCTTCGCTCATTAAATTCCCCTTTTTCTTGGCCCTGATGGCAATGCCCGCCAATCCTGTCAATACCCCAAAGTTGCCCGCCCGATACCCGCCCGAACCCCGTCCGATCCCCTGACGTGAGGTCCCTGTAAATCCAGGGGCTAGGCTCTCCCGCATCAGCCCAATTCTGGGCAACGGGGGTCTGCCATGGATCATGCCGACATTCTCCGGGATTTCCCGCTTGGGGTGTCTCTGCTCAAGGCAGAGGAGGGGTACAAGGACAAACCCTATCGCTGTTCTCGCGGATTTTGGACTCTCGGCTATGGGTTCAATCTGGTTGCCCATGGTTTTGCCGAGGAAGATTTTGCGGGTTGGGTTTGGGATCGCGCGAAAGCGGAATCGATGCTCCTTGATGAGCTGGCGGATATTGTCGCCCTGCTCGACCGCCGTTTTCCGGCCTGGCGCGAAAAGCTTGATGCAGTCCGGGAAGCCGTCGTCCTGTCGTCGTTCTACCAACTCGGCGTCAACGGCGCTCTCGCCTTCAAGAACACCATCGCCATGGTTCAGGCCGGCGATTGGGAAGGGGCTGCCCAGGGCATCATGGCGTCCCGGTGGGCCAAACAGGACCCGGAGCGCGCGCAGCGCAACGCCGACGCCATGCGCACCGGAAATCTCCCGGAGGTGGTGCGCGGTGTCAGGATTTTTGCTCCCGAAACGGCTCCGGTCGTGGATGCAGCATTGGTTCAACCCGCGCCACGTGTGGTGCAGGCTGAAGGATTGCGGAATCAGCAAGTCGACAGCGGACCGCTGGGCGGGCAGGTGGGAGCGGGTGTACCGGGCCTTGGGGCTCTGATCGCCGACATCTCCAAGCGCATCGGCAAGTCCCCGGCCGCCTACGGCGCCTCGGGCCTGTTCGCCATGCTGGTGGGCAACGTCCGGCTGAAGCTGGACTTGTGGGTTTTCGATCACGTCTACCACTTCGAGGACGCCGGCGCGCTGGCCGCGGCGGTCGCTCTCGGCCTGGTCGCCTGGGGCCTGGCCCGCCACCCCGTTTGCGGCAAGGGGGGCCAGAATGCGTAAGTTCCTTCTCCCTCTGCTCATCGTCTCCACTCTGTCCATGGCCGCATGTGCCAACCTGTCCACGTCCGGGGCCGGTCCATCCTCCGCCGGCCTCGGGCCGGATGGGCTTGAGGCCTCCGAATCCACGTCCACCCTGCCCGAACGGATCACGTCGGGCATTTCCTGGTTGTGGGCCTGCGTCGTGTCCCTGCGCGCCATGGGCGTGGGCTCCGGCCCCCTGGCCGAGTTGACCGCCACCATCACGGACATTTCCCGGCTGGCCCAAGGCGGCGACCTGGACGCGGCCCGGGAGCTTTTCAGCAAGGCATGGGCCATGGCCGTCTCGCTCAAAGGGGGTAAGGCGTGATGGACCTGCAGACGTATCCCACCGTGCGGCCCAAGCTGGTTTCCGGCCATGTCGTGACCTTTGAAGGCTCGGACTTGCTGTCCCGGGCCATTCGCTTTTTTGCCCCGGGCGGATCGCACACGGCCATGGTGCTGCGCCTCGCCGACTGCGCGGACACGGTTTTCCTCATCGAGGCATTGGAGCATGGGCCGACGCTAACCCGCATGTCTCGCCGGATCAGCAACTACGATGGCCGTGTGCATATCCAGATGCCGGACCTGACCCGCACGCAGCAACGGGCGTTGACGGCCATGGCCCTGCGACTGCTCGGGGCCCGTGTCGGCTATGACTACCCGTCCCTTTTCGCCAACGTGCGTCGCCGAGTGGCCCTCAACATGCGCCGGGGATTTTGCAGCGAGACGGCGCAATACCTGCTGACCATGGCAGGCGTGATGCCGCCCCAGGCCGAGGCCATGACCCCCGGTGAACTGCGGCAGGCGCTTGGCCATGAGGTTACCTTGGCCGCCTACACGGCCGATTGCGAATCGGTCGAGGTCGGGGGTGTCGCATGAGTGACCTGGACGTTGAACGGCTGGCGGAGGCCCTGGCCGAGAAGCTCCAGGACGGGAAATGCGGTCAGGCCTCATGCTGCGCAAAATGCAGCCTTACCCCGGAAGACCATGCCGAGCAGCACCGCGCCATGTCCGGGGCCCTCAAGATGCGGTCGGTGGTGGTGGTCAAGATACTGGAATGGGGCGCCGTCGCCATCGTCGCGTGGGTTGCCATGCGGATGGGGTGGGTCAGCGCTCCCCGGCCGTAACAGCAACGCCAAAACCTCGCGGCGGCTTGCCCGAAACGACGGGCACAACCCCCGGCCGCCGATATGCCCGGGCATGCCACGTAAGCCCCGGGCGAACGGATAAACGGACGCCGATCAAAAGGGCACGGGCTCGACCGCTGGAAGCCTGGGTATAGCAGCGGAATACAAATCAAAGTCCCCAGGGTGAAGCACGGCAGGTCCGATATTTCGCGAGGCATACGGCACAGGACGGATCAGGGCGTTTTTTCCCCTTTCGGGGGAGAGGTGTACGTGATGAGTGGGAAAAGCGGCGGTCTGAACAAAAAGCAGCAGCGTTTCGTTGAGGAGTACATTGTGGACCTCAACGCCACGCAAGCCGCTATCCGCGCCGGTTACAGCGCCAAGACCGCCTATCGGATCGGTCACGACCTCCTTCAGAAAACGTCAGTTTCCGACGCGATACAGGCGGCCATGGCCGAGCGGTCCGAGCGGACCCAAATCACGGCCGACGAGGTTCTCAAGGAGCTGGCCCGCATTGCGTTTTCCGACATTCGCAAAGCGGCCACGTTCGGGCCTGCTGGCGTCACGATTCGGTCTTCCGCCGAGCTTGACGACGCCACGGCCGCGGCCATCTCCGAGGTCAGCGAGACCACTACGCAGTTCGGGGGCTCCCGCAAGGTCAAACTGCACGACAAGGTGAAGGCCCTGGAGCTGGCCGGCCGCCACCTGGGCCTGTTCGAGAAGGACAAGGGCCCGGGCGCGGCCGTCCTGAACTTCATCAGCATGTGCCCCGAGCCGGCCCCGCTGCCGGATGAGTTCAAGCCACCGGACCCGGATGATGCCCAGGACTCCCAGGAGGGCCAGGGATGAATGTCCA